AATACAACACTCAACCGTAAAAGAGGGATTAGCAAAACTGAACATCGTATCTAAGGCTGAAAACATGGAGCCTGTGAATTTAGGTAAGGGAAAGTATCTGATTCTTTCTGATATCCACTTGCCCTTTCACGACGAAGACGCACTTGCTGCCGCTTTGGAATATGGATTGTCTCACGAAGTAGATACAATTATTCTTAATGGTGATATCTTGGATTGTTACGATGTATCTCGTTTCTCTAAGGAGATTCGGAGACCCAAGATTTCAGAAGAATTAGAAATGGGAAGAAACTTCTTTCAATACCTGAGAGAGCTGTTCCCAACACAAGCCATTTTCTACAAGATAGGAAACCACGAGGAGCGCATGCGTGCTTATGTGTTGAGAAATGCACGAGAGCTGGCTGATTTAAATGACATCAGTTTGGAGTCATTGTTGCGATTAGAGGAATACAGAATCATTCCTGTGAATAGAGAGATGATTAATTTAGGCAAATTAACAGTCCTTCATGGGCACGAGTTGGGCGAGAGTGTATTCTCACCAGTAAACCCTGCTCGTGGTATGTTCCTGAAAGCAAAAGCGTCAACAATAGTGGGTCATTACCACCAAGTTTCTCACCACTCTGAAAGTAATTTAAGAGGTGAGCAGGTTGGAGTTTGGTCAATGGGTTGTCTTTGTAATTTGAGTCCCGACTATCGCCCCTATGCTTTCACCAAATGGGCAAACGGATTCGCGTATGTAACCGTAAACGAAGACCTTTCTTTTCACGTAGAAAACTTTAAGATTATCAACGGACAAATTTTGTAATATGAAAGACAACATCAACCCATCACACTATAGACAAGGCAAAATCGAGGCAATCGATGCAATTGAAGCCGCCACAGTTAATAAAAAAGGATTGGATGCGGTGTGCACCGCTAACATTCTTAAATACATTTGGCGGTTTGAGGAAAAAGGTGGACTTGAAGATTTGAAAAAAGCCCAATGGTATTTGAGTAAAATGATTCAACACAACTCATCAAACGAAGAGTTTGTTCATCCTGACTCGGCATATGCACAACCGCCCGTATGGTCTAAGTTATGAAACTCTACGTCTATTGGACATACACAAGACCCGAAGATAGATTAGTTGCTACTGAGGTCTTGGAGTATGCTCGCAAGAAGCCTAAACTTGACACTCCTACTTATCACATGGGTGGATTAGGACACAAAGAAGATTTGTTTACTCACTTTCTTGATAGAGAGGGAAAGATTCATGTTCTGAGGCCTCAGACCGAAATTCACCTAGCAATTCACGGAGGAGTAAACGGAGAGTATAAATATGTAAGCAACCCTTCAGTAGCACAGCTACACGCATTGGCAAACCTTTTCAAACTAGTTAAGTCTTTGAAGTGGGAAATACTTGAGGGAGACATGCTTGAATTTGATTTAGAATTTTGGAAAACAGCAATAAACTTATGGCGAATATAAATAACGAAGTAAAAGAACTTGAAAAACTTTTCGGTTGGTGGGAATTCTATGAGCAGACTCAAAATGATGAGGCTAAAAACAAAGCACAGAAGCAAATAGAAAACCAAAAGAAAAAGATCAAATCTATTAAAGATGGAAAAACTCCAAAAGTTCCTAAAGGAAAATAGAATATCTGAAGCAGATGCTATCGAAAGAATAAGGTTACAGGACTCAGACCCTGCTAAAGACTTCTATTCTACGCTGGTATCTGCTTCAAAACAGTTAATGGATGCTGTAAAGGACAAGACCCTAAATCTTGACGACGAATACCAAAAGGGTATTTTTCAACTATTGCAAGCAGGAGATAAGATTAATAAGTCATTGAAATTGGCTAAGTTAGAAGCCTACCCAGAAGAAGATATCATTGATGATGGTGTTTCATTCTTGGATAGAACAATAGGAAAGAAAAGATGACAAAAGCATCAAGGTTTGAATACGACATATGGGCTGCTAAATATAACATTGACCCTCACGCAACCAAGAAAGAAAAGGATATTTGGTGGGGTAACGAAAGAGAGTATTGGATTGATGGCAGAGATGGGTTAACTGGTATTCATTACTTTGCCCTCACACAGTGCTTTATTAAAGATGCTCGTGGATTCAGAAAGCGTCCCATTTGGCGAGATGTAGATGAATTAATCTATGAGGCATACGAAGAAGCCCGCAGAACTAACCACGATTTGTTTGTCAGCAAGCGTCGTGAGATTGGTCTTTCGTTAATCTTCGGTGGAGTAGCTCCTATGTGGATTGCAATGACAAACCCAGGCTCTACATCTTTGATTACAAGTGCGGATAAAACTCGTCTTGAGAACTTGTACAAGGAAAAGACTCGTGTAATTTACGACAACCTTGACCCTTACATTAAGCCAAGTGTAATCTCCACTCGTCAGGTAGGATATTTGCACATGGGCGTAAAAGACCAAAAGACGGGTGAGATTAGCGGATTGGATTCTCAGATTGTAACTCGTGAAACGGTTGATACACCAACAGCATTGGAAGCCTATCGTGCGATGCATTGTTTTCTGGACGAAGCTTTCCTTCACCCCAAAGCAGATCAAGTTTACAAATCTGCACAGGCGAGCGTAAAGTCAGGATTCGTTAAGGTTGCTCCCATTGTAATTGGAGGTAGTGCTGGTGAATCAACATCTATCGGACAGAAACTCGCAAACAACCTTTGGAAGAACGCAGAGAACTTGAATCTGTTGACTGTATTCCTTCCTGGAAATATGGGTATCATGGAAGCCCCTGAGATTGATGGGGATGGTAGGGAGACAGGAAAGATTCTTAACTTCTGTCCTAATGGCTATTCTGATATTGAAGGTGCAACCGAGTGGATTAATAAGACTCGTGAAAAGTTAGATAGGATTGAAGATAAGTCGTTCTTGAATTCTTTTATCAAGCAGTATCCGTTGGATATCAATGAAGTGTTTTCTTCTACTGCTCATGGTGCTTTGCCTGTGGATGTTATTCATAAATTAAATCAACAAGAGAGGATTCTTTTATCTGAGCCCCCACCGATTGAAAAATGTATCATCTACAAGGACATGAGTGGTGAACTGCAAGTTAAGCCTGACAAAGAAGGAAAGTTTACCCTCCTCGAAAGATACAACCCCAATCACAAATACATCGCAGGGATGGACCCGATTCCTTTCATTTCATCTAAACTGGGAGACGGTTCTGATAACTGTATAGCAATCAAGAACTTAGACACCAATACATACGTTGGATTCTACAAAGAACGTGCTGCTGACCCTGATTTAATTATGAGCAACAACATCAACCTACAGGATTACTTCGGTGGTGCTAAGGTTATGATTGAGATTAACCGAGGTGGTGTTATCTTGGATACATACCGAACAAACAATCGCCAAGATCTACTGGCTCCTTCTCCAAGAAACTTAGGCAAAACATTCTTTAGTAAAGACAGACCTTACGGTTGGTATAAGAATGACCACACCGCAGAGAGGGCAAATGCTTACTTGATTGATTACTTGAGGAAAAACTTTGAGTCTGTTTATATAATGCAGATAATCGAAGAAGCGAAGGTTTACATCACAGAGAATACGGATTTGTTGGATGCGATTGTTGGTTGTGAAATCTATCACAAGGATATGATGGAGAAACTCAAGAAGAAAGTTGATGCTGCGCCTCAGAAGAAAACAATCCCAATGATAGTGTATCAGAATGGAAAAGCTATGAAGGTTTGGAGAGAGGTTTCTTTTTAGGACTTCTTGGTAGACTTACCATTACTTCCCTGACGAGCACGATTGGTACTTTTCTTTTCTAATACCATCTTTCCGTCTTTCTTGTGAGAGAGGTCAACACCCTTGGCTGCTCTTTTGCCATAAATACCCTTTTTGCGGGCCTCTGCGTTAAGTTCTTGACGATATGATACCTTGCCCTTCTGATACTCTTTATCGTAGCTGTAATCGCGTCCTGTGGCTTTGTTTGAAGCTGGTCTTTTATTCTTTGCTATGATTTTATTTTTTGCCATCTCGTTTATCTATATATTCCCCAATGATGTAGGACATTCCTATTGTAAAGGTAACAAATAATAACCCAAATAGGAATCCACCAATCATTTCTTTTTGATGTTAGTAACTCTTTTGCCCATACC